GAGGCTTTCGCCCCACCTCTCTAATGAATTCGCTCGAAAGGAGTGAGTTTAAAGGAGTTACCAGCATGCCCACACGTATACGCACCTCGCCCAGTCAGCAAAGTAGTGTGCAGCCTCCTGCAGCCACCTATCATAATGGTGTCTTCAGTAATCTGTTCAACGATTTTGCTAACTATCCGATCGCCCCAAACTATCGCTATATGCGAGATGTTGTCGGGCAACAGGGCTCAGATAACCCTGTAAATCAGATAGAGGTGGACCTCCATATAAATGGAGGTTACAGTCCTATTGTTCGTACATCTAACGGAGTTGTCTACAGTTTTACCCCTGATAAGGGTCTGTGGATTCCTTCCGATCTAGATGGCAAACCGCAGGACGTCGTATGGTGGCCATGGTTACCGCCAATTTCAGCAGCAACTTTGTCAAACTGGGCATATGAGGGCTTTAATAAGTTCTCATCTCAAGTTCCTGAGGAGATTAGCCTTGCTAATTCTCTTTATGAACTTAAGGATCTTAAGGCAATGATACCTAAGATCGAGCGCAGTGTGACAAAGACCGCGGCCAACAACTTTCTTTTATTTGAGTTTGGGGTTAAACCCATGATCTCAGATATTAAGGCAGTTGTAGGACTTTCCGAAGCCGTCGACAAAAGGATTAAACATCTTATCGACGTTAACGGAAGAACTACGCAGTTAGCTATGGATAAGTTTGTGGAGCTTACTACTCCATTTTCTTTTTTCATATCTAACAACTCGATTTCTAGCAACGTTCTTACGGATTATACCGGGAGACGCGGCCAGGATCAAGGCGTAGTGTTCGAGCGGATAAGCGGCAGGCAGTCCTTCCATTTAGGAGGACGGCTAACTCAAGATCTTGAAGATCTTAGGGCCGCTAATGCAAAGCTGAAAGGTCTTGTAGCTGCGAGTGGATTTAACCGGCCTGGACGGATTATTTGGAATGCAATTCCTTATAGTTTCGTCGTCGACTGGTTTTTCTCCGTTGGCAAGCTCATTGACACTATCGCCGTGCAACCCTTTGGTGGGAAGTACGACGTGAGCCATGTTATGTGGTCGGTTAAATCCGAAGCCACATACAAGGTGTATGTCACATGGGGCTCAGCCGGTTCCTTCGTACCCAATGAAGAGTTCGTTGGAACGGCTCGAGTCAAGATCTATGAGCGGTATACTGGTTTTCCAGCTTCCTCTGTATTTTTAACAGATGGAAGTCTATCTCCGGAGCAGCAGGTGCTAGGTCTAGCGATGCTTGAACAAAAGCGTCGCTAATCTTAACGTCAACTGCCAGTATAGATATCTTTAGCTTCACAATGTTGTGATGGCTTTAGATACCTATTAATGCGAGGTGCCTCGATGCTTGCAAGCGATCTTACGCTCGACAAAGCTGATGGAACCGACCAGATTTTCAGATTGGTCTCAACAGACCAGTCTGGGTCTCGTCGGATCGACATTGCTAGCACTCTTTCCCTTCCGTCTACGCTTACGATTAAGCATAGTTCGTCGGGGAAGAGTCCGAACATTGTCGATCGACATCTTGTTCAAGTGAACAAGACGATCGCCTCGGCTGTCGGTAGCGTCGTAGTGAACGCCAACTTTACGTTGACGGTCCCACGCGATGTTGCTGTCACAAGCACGGAAGTCCAAGATGTCATTTCGACTCTCTTGGATTTCCTTACTGACTCGACATTGACTGGGTATCCCAGTCATGCGAATGTCGATGCCATCCTTCGAGGAGAAAGCTAGAGGGAGTATAATCCCCCCGGATTTCCTCTCTGGTTCATCCTTGTAGGATGATACGTGCACCCTGATCGCATCGTGGGTGCGCAAGCAATCTTGGCCTTGGAAGGTCGCCTTTGAAAAAGGGTCCCTTGAAAAGCCAAGAGGAGATGTTTTATCTCCGCCTGCATGCGCAGCTTGTTCGGAGTGGTCCTCTCGAGATCGATTCATCAGTACACAAATCCCTAGCCAAAGATGTGGAGACATTGATGTCTCGCTTCGATGACGAAGGACTCGCCTTCCTGACCAAGACCCTTCCTAAATTAGGTAAGGCTATTGATCAAGCTTTGGTGAGTGGCAGGTTCAATCCTATTAGAGAATTTGTTTCTCAAAGTAGGACAAGTAGGCCCGCATTTCTGCAGGTGTACTTTAACCTGGTGTTCGATGAACACGGTCTACTTTTGGCAGAAGCATGTCCTTTTGCAGTTAAGTTTCTGCGACAGGTTTGCTTCTTCGCGTATAAGCTAGAGCTACCCTACTCGGAACATGATGAAGCTCGAGTTATCGAGAATTTCGTCACTACCGATCAGGGTCTCATGCTTGCCAATGATCCCGACACTGCTGAAATTTTTCAGTTAGCTGAGATCATTACGCAGAAGGTCTTTTATGGTTTTAACCACAAAGACATCTATCCGCGACACGGGCCAGGAGCGGTGGCGACAGGTGAGAAGCTTGAAGAAAAGTGGGAATTTACCCGACTTTTTGATGCTATTCACCAAGTCTACCCCTACTACAACTATTATGTTGTCGGAGGGGCTCGCGAACTTGCCGATCGATTGGACTGGTATCGTCTTTTGCAACGCCTCGAAAGAGGACGTGCCAAAGTCGTACTCGTACCAAAAGATTCACGGGGTCCGCGCCTTATTTCCTGCGAACCCCTGGAATACCAGTGGATTCAGCAGGGCCTCGGGCGGAAGTTGGCAGACCATCTCGAATATCGTAACAGATATACGAGAGGTCGTGTCAATTTCACACATCAAGACATCAATCGTAGCCTTGCGCAGACTAGTTCTACTAGTCAGCGTTTTGCTACCCTTGATCTCAAAGATGCGTCAGACAGGGTTTCACTTGAACTCGTTCGGAGAATTTTTAAACGTTCTCCAGAACTGGTTCGAGCATTAGAAGCCTGCCGTACGACTGAGACTCAGCTCCCGGATGGGAGAGTAATCACACTCAATAAGTTTGCTCCGATGGGTTCAGCTTTGTGCTTTCCTGTTGAAGCTTACATATTTTGGGTTGTGATTGTCTCTGCGGTGATACGCGGTAAGAATCTGCCACTGGAAAGAGTGGGAAGGCAAGTCTACGTCTATGGGGATGACATTGTCATTCCTACAGAGTGGGCTTTGCTTAGCATACAAGTTCTTGAATCTGTTGGCCTATTGGTCAACAAAGACAAGTCTTGTATCACTGGGCAATTCCGAGAGAGTTGCGGCATGGATGCTTTTATGGGCATCGATGTCACACCCTCCCGGCTACATACCCGGTGGTCGAACAGGAAGTTCGACGGTTCCGCTCTAGCTGCATATACATCACTTGCCAATAAAATGGAGGGTGAAGGCTATGCTCCAGCTAGCAATTTTATTTGGATGGCTCTTGAGCGTGTCTATGGAAATATTCCATATGGCACCACTCGTGCGGCCTATCCTTGTAAGATTGTTCAGTCTCCTCTTCAAGCAGAATCGTTAAATGCGAAGCTGTTTCGGAAGAGACTAAACCGGAGTTTCCAGCGAGTCGAGTTCTATCTCCCGCGCCTTTCTTCACGGAAGGTAAAGAGTAAACTCGACGGTTGGCCCCGATTGTTGCGTGACATGGTCACTCCACCGATCGGTGAACCGTCGTCCGTTGTTGTCCCTCGCTCAACGAAAATAAAGCGTGGGTGGACGAACGTAGCTTAATGCTATGGTGACGCAAGTCACACTTTTCGTAG